CCTCTTATCGATCTCAGTAGTCACGATCACAATCACCTTCACAAATATTTTGAGATCATGCGTGGTAGCATAGAAAATGCTTCGCATCATTGGAATAGTGCACCATTATTTGTTAGAAAACAAATAGAAAGATTTAATATCTTAATCCATAAAATGGAATCATATGATGACGGCTGGAAAAGAATTGTTATCCGATCTGATCCTAGACCTAGGAAAGATCTACACCTGGAAGATTATTCATACTTCACACCGGATCTGACGTATGGCACTGCTTACATAAATTACTGTCACGTTGGCAAATTACCGTACGACGTTTGGAAAGATGGAGATGAAGTCGTGGGAGAGGAGAATATAGTTCCTCAGACCAAATACAGCTCAGATATGGTAATATATTTTTCAGATGGTAGATATGATGTAGAGGGATTTAATAAATGGTGGAAAGGTGATCCTACTCCAGTCGGTAAGATACCAGTAGCAGATTTATATGCTAAATTGTCACAGGCTGAAATAATTCAAAAAATATCAAAAAATAAGGTTTACAATACTGTAAGCGTATGGTATAATCGCATAGTTCAATAGGAGATATACATGCGATTTATATTCGGCCTCATAATAGTAGCCTTTACCGTATTATTTCTTATCCCACAAACGAAATCATCTACATTATCATTTGCTAATATGCTAAGTGCTGGATATGAGGAAGGCAGCTTCCGTCAGCAAGTAGAGTGTATGGCAACTAACATATACCATGAATCACGACAAGAAAGCGAACTAGGTCAACGCGCCGTTGCTTTCGTAGTATTGAATCGTGTTAATAGTGAACACTTCCCATCTACCGTATGTGACGTAATATATCAAGCAGAAACAGTGCCACACTGGAAAACTCAGTTACCTATCCCAAAAAGAAACCGTTGTCAATTCTCTTGGTATTGTGATGGCAAGTCTGACAAGATAAATGATAAGGCATCATATTTAAAAGCTGAAAGAATCGCATATGAAATTATGGAAACATATGGTGCAGTATATGATCCAACAGAAGGATCTACATATTACCATGCAACTTACGTAAAACCAAATTGGCGTCATCTTGATCGGGTGGTTCGCATTGACTCTCACATCTTTTATAAGGAAAAATAATGTCATATAAATTTGATGAAGAAGCTTATATTAATGAGTTTATGGAATATATCGATTCCACATATGGTCAACATTATGCCCGCGATAAATTTCAAGCGACAGAATTTATTGTAGATGGTGGTCATGGTACCGGTTTTTGTATCGGTAATGTTCTTAAATATGCACAGAGATATGGCAAAAAAGGGACTTCAGTAGATGCGCGTAAAGATCTCATGAAAGTTTTACATTATGCTTTAATTCAGCTATATGTACACGATAATAACCTATAATGTATAAATAAAGCAGGCTAATCCCTGCTTTCATTATGATCCTCCTTGAACCAGGGTTTTGCCCTGGTTTTTTTTATTTGGGGGATCAAATGGCAAATATAGAACAAAGCCATATAATGGCTAAATTTGCTTTGCTCGCGTATCAAGATGGTAAAGAAGGTAAAAAAGGTGCAACTAAGTTAGGCTTCACTGGTCACAAGTTTATTGACAATGACGGTGCACAAGTTCATATTGCTTGGAACGACGAATCAGTAGTCGTAGCCTTTCGTGGTACTGAACCTACCTCTTTTAATGACGTTAAAGCAGATTTAAATGCATGGCCAGATAAAGCCATGGTTGGCGGAAGAGTCCATAATGGATTCCAGACTGAAGTCGATAACGTATGGCCTGAAATAGAAAAGGTCATGAAGCGCCAAACAAAAAAGAAGATTTACGTATGTGGACATTCATTAGGCGGTGCAATGGCAACTATTGCTGCATCTCGTATGGAAATGTCTTATAAGATTCAGTGCCTGTATACGTTTGGATCACCACGCGTTGGTAATCGAACTTGGCTGAAAAACTGCAAATTCGAACATTATCGATTTGTAAACAATAATGACTTGGTAACTCGAGTTCCACCAGCCTTTATGTTATACAAACATCATGGTACGCTTGTCTATATCAATCACTATGGTAACATCCGTAAGATGACATCATGGCAGAGAATTAAAGATAAGTTCCGCGGGTATATGTCTGGACTCCTAGACGGTATGAAGGATCATTCAATGCCTAATTACGTAGCCGCAACGGAGAAAGCATATGACGATTAAAGGCACAAAAGAATATAATGTTAAGGTTTTAAAGATCGTAGATGGAGATACTGTAGACGTTGATATCGATCTTGGGTTTGGTATTGTACTTACTGATGAACGTGTTCGTATTATGGGCATTGACACACCAGAATCTAGAACGTCGGATAAGGTTGAGAAAGTCTTTGGCCTCGCGTCTAAAGATAGATTAAAACATTTACTCGATAAGGAAGCTATCTTAGTCACCACAATCGATAAAGGTGGTGAAGATATGAAAGGCAAATTTGGTCGTGTTCTCGGTGACTTCAAATGCTACTATGCACCTGAAGATCGTGAAGCAACAGTATCAGAAATTCTTATTAAAGAAGGTCATGCTGTTGCATATCATGGTCAGTCTAAAGACGATGTTCAAGGTCAACATATGGTCAATAGAGAACGACTTATCAGTGAAGGCATTGTTACTCAAGAACAGATTGATGCTGTCAAATGATTGAAATGCTAGAAAGAATGTTCGGCGATACGCTATGGATATGGACTGCTATCGCTGGATCGTTAATAGGCGCGGCATTTCTCGCCTATTTCAAGGACACAAGGGCTGGTATATGGGCATATGCTCAATTGGACAAGTTCCTCGACAGCCTTGTAGAAAAGTATGGCTGGACATGGTTGGAACAACCAACGGATGCTTGGAGAAAAAAGTATCCTTACGTGACGAAGAAAATTGACGAATTAGAATCACGAATAAAGGAATTAGAAAAATGAGTAAAAAAAGAATCTTATGGGCTATAGTCGCGGTGATTGCAATAATTGCCGGTCTATCCTATGCAGGCGTTATCAAAGGCGTTGCAGATTTTGATTACTTGGACGAAGACAAGCCTGCAGCAACAGCTCCCGCAGCGGTGAAGAAATGAGCTGGCTAAAGGCAAGAGTCCTAGAGAGGACTTCCTGGGATGGGACAATTCTCATCGCAGCCGGTATAGCAATGATTATTGCTCCACTTAACTTAGTAGCATATGGCATGATCGGCTATGGCGCTTGGACCTTATGGAAGAAGGAAAAGTAAATGGCAGAAAAGAAAACTATTGATGCTGAAGCCGTTGAAGGTGCTGACGCCAATGGTGATGGTCACATAAGCAAAGAAGAGTGGGCTATGCATCTAGAGTTCAAACGAAAAGAACTTGAAGATCAAGACGCACAACGTGATGCCATGCGCAAAATGACATGGTTCGCATTGTTCGGCATGCTTCTCTATCCATTTGCTATTATAATCACAACAGTGCTTGGACAGGATGACGCAGCCAAAATTATTGGTGACATTGCTCCAACGTACTTTGTGGCTATCTCAGCCTTGGTAGCTGCGTTCTTTGGCGCAGATGCTATAAAGGGTAAAAAGGCAAGCGGCGATAAAGGTAAATAAATAGTTTGTGCGTGGTCTGCTTAACGTGGGCCACGCACAAATTAAGGAGTTAGTTATGATAAAAATTTATGATGAATTTGTGGATAGTAATGAATTACAAGTAATAGTCAAAAGATTTAATTTGCTTACGTGGAATATATGGCAATACGACAGATATCCTGGGTATGATAAAAAAGCAAGTGGTATGACTGCCGAGCTAGACAAATTTGCCAGATATAAGTTAGATCGTAAAATATTAGATCTAACTGGTCGAAGTATAAGTCGAGCATACGTCAATGCTTTCAAACCAAATGAAATTAGCTTCCCTCATACCGATGAATCTGCAGAGACCATAATAATATATTGTAATAAAAACTATGATATAGCATACGGAGGGGAAACTGTATTTTTTAATGACGACGGTGATGCTGATAAAATAGTCACTCCAAGATTTTGTAGAGCCGTTCGGTTTCCAGGGCAGACAGTGCACTGTGCTAGGGCATTTAATAGTTTGAGCCCACATGATTATAGGTTCACTATTGCGTACAAACTTTTATAAATACCACATATAAGTTTCGGGATTATGACTGATGAGAAGAATTTTTATGGGTTTGGTAGTGTTAGTGTTGGCTGGTGCTTGTCAGCCTGCATTCGCACAAACAACAATAACAGAAGAGATCGAGCCTATTATTACCGATAATACTAGCAAGATAGATTCGAAAACAAAGGTGTTATCACCGCCTCCATCGGCTATATCGCCAACTATTAATACGTCAAATTCGGATCTATGTACGGTTGGTGTAGCTGGAGCAGTCCAGACACAGATTCTAGGTTTATCGGCTGGTAAGACGGTTCGTGATATGAACTGTGAAAAGTTAAAGAATGCTAAGACCCTATATGATATGGGAATGAAGGTCGCAGCAGTCTCTGTTATGTGTCAGGACAAAAGGGTATTTGATGCAATGATGCATGCTGGTACTCCTTGTCCATACGATGGTTTAATCGGTACTGAAGCAAGGGCAGCATGGAAGCTTGATGAGCAAAATGCACCTAAGCCAGAAGATACTATGAGGAGTGTAATGCATGACGATAGTTTGGTCACGGTTATTGGCCTTAGCCTTGTGCTTGCTATTACTGCCATTCTCAGCGTACTCTGAGACGCAGAACGGAGTATCAGCAAATGCTGCAGCCAATG